TCAAATCCTCACGTTTCATCTGTCCTTTTCTCCTTGTCCGCACCTACGGTTTTTACGAGGTCCCATCTCGCAGTGCCCAGCGCTTTTACGTTTGCCGGATAACGCAAATGGAAATAAAAAAAGCCACGCTCTCTCAAATTTGAGATAAGCGTGGCTGGTTGACCAGTCCTACGTTTCAGTTTGCGCCTTTTTGGGTGGCGCTGTCTTTCAGAATCATTATAGCATATTTGTTCTTTGGCAACAAAGGAGATTTCTACTCATCATCTGGTTCGAAATGCCCATTGGCGTAGTGCATGAACTCTTCCAATACTTGCCGCCTTTGTTCTCGTTCCAGATGGGCGATGCTGGTATTGAAACTCAAACTGGCATTATCCTGAAAATCGCAATAATCAAGGAATTCCTCAATAAGGGCATCAAGTTCGTCATCGTTTGTGGTCATGGATTCTCCTGGTTTTATGGTTGGTTTAATCATAGTATACGCTGGATCAGCATACTTGTCTCGTGCTTAGGTATAATATTGGTAGGTTCTGAGGTGAGAAGACTCCCCCCACTGCCATAGAGCGATGCCGACCTCGAGCACGGTGTACGGGACCTAAAATGGATTGGTTGTCTTAGAAACCTGTATCTGTTATAATAAGTTTACAAATAAAAACCACCTGAAGTAGAGAATCTGCCGTCTACACCCCCTCGTGGGCAAAAGAGATGTGGAGCTGGCAGTCCCACCAGGCGGTTTTTTATTTTGTCCACACACATTTCCCCTTTTTTCTACCCCGCAAAATCTCATTAATACCGCATAGCCTATACGATATTACCGAGTGTTTATATTCTCCCGGTTTTTCTTGCATTAGAACTGCTATGCGCAGACCATGCTTATCGTCCGTCATTTTATAAAAAATCGCCATCATTTCATCAGCTTGATTTCGATGAACCTCATCGGGGAATAATATGGCGTCAACCAAGAAGCCTTCAAATTCAACAACTTCTGGGTGCCGTTCCACATAGTGAAGCCTCTGTTTTCCGGTTAATACAAAGGATAAATTTCCATCCGTTTGGGTGGTCCATTCGGACACGATTGCTTTCTTTACTTCACCAAGAATCAAGACATCGTCAGGTTGTAATCCCTGAATATCTTTTAGGGTAACCCGAGGAGGCAAATTCTTAAGATGGCTACTACCCATAGACTCCCTCTTGTACTGCCGGCGCAATCCCGTCTGCCGGATGAAATCCCGCATCTTCCCCTGTAATTCTTTGACACGTTCTAGAACTTCCGTATTGTCCAACCCCGCCGTTTTTAGCGCCTCAGCTTGCCGTTTGGCTTTTCGGATTTCCCGTTCAATCGCCCGTTGCTTTTGCGTAGCTTCATAGACGGAAATATCCTGACCATTATAGTTCACAGTTTTGCGCGCGTATTCATTGACCTGTGCTTTAGTGTAGGCGTTCTTGCTGATCCCTTCATAAAATGGATAAAAGGAATGCCGGCAATTCCAACCGCAAAGCCCCTCCCCCGTTCCAAATCCGGTCTCGGTCACAAAATCCAGATATTTTGAGTGCTGCCCGGACCGGGAGAAGATTCGCCCTTGCCATCCTTCATGATTAGCCGGACCGGTACCCGTGTTCCTAGCACCAATATGCGCCGAAGTCTGGATCAGGTCGCACCCCATTTCATCGGCCCGTGCAATCTGCAACTGGCCGGAGGTTTGATTCACCCCGGTCAGAACAGCGCGGCGCATGGCCACATCCAAATGCTCCCGCCGGCCGCTGGCGTAGTGGATCACACTCACCCCTTGTTCCGCCACGCTCTCAACGGCCTGCCGGATCGCTGAGTTGTAGTCAAAAGCTCCACTCGATACCTGCATATAAGCCAGGTCCGCTGCGTCCGTGAACAGGTTTTGCGCATCGATGGCGCTTGTTAGGGTCAGGTTCCGCATTGTCCCTTGGGTACGCTGTAGTCCTGCCACCAGCACTTGGGTCATCGCCGGGCTGAGGTTGAGAGGCAGAGGATCGAGGCCGGCCGCCTTATAAATAGCATCATCAAACGCAAGAGCCCGGACGCCAGCCTCCCGAAATATCTTCTGAAGTGCTCGCTCAGAACGACCGGTAAGTTTGGAAAGGTCCGCCAGGGCAGCGTCATATACTAATCCGCTCTCAGTCAACCGCTGCATCTGCCAGGCGGCAGTGGGCGAAGCAAAGTCCATTCCAGCCAGCCGCCGGGCAATATCATTGATAACAGACTGCTCATACTCCTGGAAAAGGGCAAGGATTTCCTCGGGGATGATGGCGAGATAATCAGCGGATAACATTACACCCCTTGATCACCAAAAAGTTCGCTTTCTCCGGTTTCACCCTGGACCTCGGCGATCCATTCCCGCGCCACTTCCTCAGAAAGTCCGTAATTTCGCATCAGGAACTGATACTTGGGCATCGCCCCCATAGAAACAGTCTGCCGATCCTGAGCGCTCTGGGCTTCTTTATCCGTCACCACGCTATCATCAAATGTGGCTGTCAGCTCATAGGTCCCTGCAGGTGCAAGGTTATAAAGCGAAGCGAGGGTATCCATCGCTGCAATCAACTCACGCAAAGCTCGTTCAAGTGCCTTCTGGGTGTCCGTTACCGTCACATACGACCGCTGCCGGCTGGTCTTGATCTCGGTGGCCGTTTTCTCAACCGATTTCGGATCGCTCAAAGTGCCATAGGCGAGGCCGCAGTTGAACTCCACCCGCTTGAGGATAGCATCCAGCCCTGAGAGCAGAGATTGTTCCCGCAAGGTCGGGGACCATTCCTTGAAAAATCCCTCCTCACCAACAGTGGGCGTATCCATGCCGTGCAAGGTCCGAAAAAGGCGCCGGCTGGGGAGGATGGGTTTACCATCCTTATCCCGGTCAAAGGCTGAAACGTCCACATACAACGCCCGTTCACCACTCTTGAATTCCCAAAGGAATCGGGACCATTGCTCATCAGCCTCCCGGATCTGATCCACGGCCCGAGCAAAGCAAGAAACGCCAAGCGGTGAGGTGGGATCAATGTTATTGGCTGCTGGGAAGCGGAAATACCCATAGAGGGGCACCATCACCCCGCTGAGCGTAGCCTCCGGTAAAATATCCGCCCACTCATCCACATAGCTGAGAGGCACCTCACTGCCCAGAGAATTCTTTGCCCTGGATCGGAATGCTTTATTGCGAATGATATAGGTCTCACCGAAATCGTGGTATTCAATCCGGGTGTACACCCATTCTCCGACCATCTTCTGATCAGCAAAGACCACGGCAGTGATCTTACCGCTGCTATCGTAACGCACGGGGTAGAAGTTGCCGGCGGGGATAACATCCACCTGAACGGTCCGGCCGTCCACGTAAGGTTTCAACATCATGCCCCCACTGGCGGTGCCGGCCTCCACGTGCTCCCGGATGCGGTTCATAACGCCCGAGAGTTGCTCCTCAAGGAACTTTGCTCGTGGGCTGCCGTCCACCTCGAGGCGCATCTCGATTGTGACCAACCGGGCCAGCTCAGCAGACACAGCCGCTGCCAGGTTAAGCGATTTCACATCCGCCTTGAGCCAGGGGGATTTGTTTTCATACATGGCGGTCCACAGCTGCAGGGCGTTGATCATCTCCGTGCTGAGGGTAGGTTCTGCCCCGGAAATCTTTTTTATATCGGTTCGATTGAGCATTTTATTCCAAGCCTCCTTGATCCAGGCGAATAACCGTTGAAACATTATGATCCTGCCCTTCTCCAATACAGGTTCGTACCATAGCGCACGTCATCAATGGCGTGGTTATCTTTATCCGGGAATTCCGAGATGTAATTCCCATCCTTGTCCTGTTCCAGTTCGTAATTAAGAAACTCCTCAGCGTGATAAGGCGCCCGCGTGTCGTCAATCACGATCTCAACAAGGGATTGCAGCCAACGGATGCTGTACCTCACGCTCTCCGGCCCCTTCTCAGCGCCTTTCGCATTAGCCCCATAGGACCGCAGATCAGCGCCGGACTTTGGCTCCGCACTGTCATAGATGAGCAACTGCCGGGGATCATATCCCGCCTCGACAATCCCATCATAGATTTGCCTGTTGGATTCCTTCAAGCTCCGATACTCCCCGTAGATGTACAGCTTCATCCGGGCGGCATCAAAGTGCATCTTGCCATAGCTGTTGGGGTCTGGGAAATATCCCCAGTCCAGACCGTGCAGGACGTGATCGAACTGAGCTATTTCCTCGTCGGTGATCTTCCTGATCACCACATTCGGGAAGACCAGGCCGCCCAGTTCGGTCGGCAGGCCCAGGTACTCATGTTGATAAGCCTTCGGGTTGACCACTTTCAGGTGATCGGCCATATCAATGAAGGATTGGCCCAGCCATTCCTTGGGAACAGTCCGGTAATCGCTTTCATGGACATAGCGATCGTCATCCGGCACTTTAAGCCACTTATTCACCCAGGAGCTGACCTGGGGTGGCGGGTTAAAGGATTTGAACTTATAAGCCTGATCTCCACCCCGGATAGCGGACTGCTCAATCGAACGGACGGATTTCTCGCCGTGGAACTGGTCCAGCTCCTCAAACCAGAGGATGTTGATATAGCCGAACTTCGGTTTGATGGACTTGATCTTCAGGGGGTCATCGCCACCCCGAAAGTAAATCGTCTGCCCGGTCGGTTTGTAAACAATTTCTAAGGGTGAGGTCGTGCATTTGAATTTGTCGGCCAGCCCAAGGTAGTTGATTGCCCAGACCAACTGAGCATAAACTGAGTCCCGCAAGGTATTAGCTACCTGCCGGGTGGCCAAACCGTGCCACTCCGGGTTATTGACAAGCAGCTCAATAATCTCCAAAGAGACAAAGCTGGACTTGGTCGAACCACGACCACCTTTGAACACGTATTCTGTATGGCCATGCGCATGAATATCCCGGTAGGCATCATAAAACGAAGAGGCAATAGCCGAGACCGGCAGTTCGATCTTCACATCCTCGGCTTCGCCGGCGTCTCCTTCGGGATCTGCAGGAACATCCAATCCAAGGATTTCACAGCGTTTTTCAATGCACCACTGGACCCCCCGCAGGAAATTGTGGTTCCCATCCCGCTCTTTTATCGTTTCCTGCACTTTGCGACGCCGGGCGAGACTGTCGGGGACGGACCCGGATAGATGTTTCTCATCCACCGTGGTTTTTTCATCTTTCTGACTTGATAGCCAAGCGGTCCAATACTCCCGCTCCAAACGATCAATCTTAGCCAGTTCACGGGCCTTGGCCTTGTTGATATCAATCAGAGCCGAATCACGCCAAGCCTCCTGCAACCGCTGCAGGTCATAGGAGATCATCTGCTGGGAGAGTTCATACTCCCGGTCCGGGTTGGCGTTAATATGATCGGCAATCCTGGCCTGGGTCCAGCCTTGCAAATAGAGATCGGCAATCTCCTGTCGATCTCTTTCTATTTGGATTTGGCTGCGTTTATTCGATGCCATTTACAAACCCTTAACTACAAACCTAGCCAATCAAGACCGGCTCCTGGGAAGTCATCTCCGCCCAGCGATTGATCGTCACTGCACAATACTCCGGGGAAATCTCAACCGCCCGGCAATGCCGACCAAGATGTTCACAGGCGATGATCGTGGAACCGGACCCGGCAAAAGGTTCAAAGACCAGGTCGCCGACCTGGCTCGAATTCTTGACAGCTTTTTCAATCAATTCAACCGGCTTCATGGTTGGATGTTCATCACTACGTTTAGGACGGACTACTTCCCAGACATCATCCTGATCCCGGCCCCCAACAAAGGAGGATTTACCTGAGCCATGCCAGCCGTACCAAATGGGTTCATAACGTCGGTGATATTTGCTCCTGCCAAGTACGAATTGATCCTTCGCCCAGATGATGGTAGACGACCAGTGAAAGCCTTGTTCCCGCATGCGCAGGTCTAAAGTCGGCCACTCAGCAGCACCCAAAACGCAATAAACATCACCGGCGACATTGTCATCAAATACCTGAACAAAATCTGAAACAAAGTCAGAGAACACTTCTTTAGGTAGATCATCGTTGATCAGTCCTGCTCGCTGCCTGTGACGTGGGTTTGAATCCTTGCCTATGGCGACATTCCAAGGTGGGTCGGTGAACATCATCCGTGCCTTCTCACCCTGCATCAGTCGTTTAACAACATTCGGATCAGTGCAATCCCCGCAGATCAGCCGGTGGTTCCCCAACTGCCACATCTGACCGCTTTCCACACCCAAAGCCTCCCGAAGCTCCGTAGCCTGGGAGATTTGGACTTCCGGGTCCTCCTGGGGGTCAGTGAACCACAGATCCATATCCAACTCGGACTTATCAAAGCCCCAGTTGAATAGCTCATCCATATTGAAGTTATTTGCCAGCACGTCAAAATCCCACTCGGCCACGTTCTTGTTAAGCCGAATGTTCAACTCCCGGACCTCATCATCCGACATTTCCCGATCGGGAATCCGCACATCCACCAAATAATCAGGCTCCACATCGATCAGGGCCTCAAGGATTTTCGTTCGCTGGTGGCCACCAATAATCGTGTTATCGGTGTTGACGATGATGGGTGCAACTACACCAAATCGCTTGAGTGATGCCTTGAGGTCCTGTGCCTGCTTTTCCGTGATCTGCCGGGGATTGGCTGAAAAAGGGACAAGGTCCCTGATTTTCCTCTTCTCGTTCCGCCAGGTAATAGTCATAGGGGTCTATTACACTTGCACAGCGCCAAACTCACTGAGTTCCAAAGCCCCCAGCCTGCGGTCCACTGCTGCTTGCCAGGTTTCCTCGATGGGTTCCGGATCGGGTTCCGGCTCATTGCCTTCGGGATTCCAGCGGTTATACAGCCCTGCCCAATTACGGAATTCTTCAAGAGGCAGTTTGGAGACATTGATATCTAACCAGTCCGCCCCAAACCCCAGCTCAAGCCCAATGCCGGTATAGGCACCAATCTGCCACATCACATAGTCGTTCGGTTTACCCTTCCGGCTGTCAGGCAAATTGGGTTCCGTAGTCTGGTTAGTGAAGACACCGTTCAAGAAAGCGTAAAACTGCTGGAGGTAATAAGCATTCACATTGTCCCAGCGAGCCCAGGGGTATTGGGCGTGATGATAGTCAAACTCATCGAAGTTGTAGGGTCCCTGAAACCAACCCATGTAGTCATATCGATTGGAGTAGAATTTCACCCGCTTTGTGGGGAAATCCAGCTTCAACTGTTTCAGAAAATAGTAAGCATATCCTGCGAATTCCCCACTCTTGACGTTGTAAATCCGTTCCCCATCCAAGGTGAGAATGTCAAAATCCTTACCATCCATCGCCTGCAGGAAGGTGTCATACTGCTTGGTCCACTTTGAAGCACTCGAGAGATAGTGGTAGATATCCCGAACAATCTGGGGATGCTGCACAAGCTCTGCGTAATAAACATCCAGCTTCGGATCGATGTAGACGGTACCATCCGCCCGCCCGGAGGACCCTCGGACCATAGCGAAGTCCATCACGTCCAGCGCACCGGCGAACTCAGCCGTATCGAAGTCAACCGACTGGTTGTAAACGGAAAAATCCGCACCGGTTGCCAGGTGGGAATTTTGAATAGTCTCAAGAATTTGTTTTACTACTGCGTCCATTTTCAGTCTCCTTTGCCCTTATCAGGGTCAATCCCGGATTTACGCATCAGTTCTTCAAGTTCCTTGATGCGATTGGATAATTTTTCAATAATGCCGTCTTGATCACAAATTTTCTTATCTCGCAGACGAAGCAGCTCCTGTACATCCCTATAATCCTTTTGAAGCTCCCGGTACTTCGTGGTGATCAACTCAATGTCCAGTTCTTTTCCATTGAGTTCTTTCCGCAGGTCTTTCACTTCCCCTTCCAACCGCTCAAACTCAGCGTGCCAGAAATCCTGAAGGGTCTTGATCTCGTCTGCTTTGTTCTTTCCCCTGTTTGCCAGCCAGTCCACAATCTTCACCATCAGACCGCCGCTGACGCTGCTCAGGATGATTTTCAATATTTCGAATAGTTCGGGATTCATACGCGTATCTCTGCTCGAAGAATCGAGGAAGCCGGGACCACGCCCGGCCTCCCCACTGGGTCACTTTGATATCAACTCATTCAGCCCCGGTCCAGAGAATTATTGGCCACCTGGTTATTGAAGAGTGTTTTCACCTCCGCTTCGATCAGGTCCGAGATCTGATCCCCGTCAAGCACGATTCCAAGCTTGGCGAACCAATCCTCAGCCTTGCCGATCGCCCAGACTTTCTTGCTCTCAAAGGCATCCGGGTAAGCATCGGCCATCTGTTCAGCTGCCATCACCACGGTAGAAATGACGTAAGAGATCCAATACGCCTCGTCCGGATTCTTCAGCCGGAACTTCTGCCACTGCGCCTTCACCAGACCAAACAGCCAAAGCAGGAGCATGATGAGTAAGGGAATAATGAGGTACTCGATCACCTTCTGAATGAAGAAGCTCACCGGCTCCTGGAGTTCAGGGATCAGTTGACCCTCGGGCGTACAGGCCGCCAGCGAACTGACGACCAACAGCAACATGAGAATAAATAGAACTTTCTTGAATGGGTTATGGATACGGAATTTCAAGGATCACCTCCTGGGTAGTGGATTAAAACAAAAAGCCCGGAGTGTATCTCAATATTGAGATACACTCCGGGCCGGTTGACCGGTCCTCAGAGTTTTACTCGAAGAGTACCCTTCGGGTTAGAGGAAATTGTCTGGATTCATTATAGCACAAACAAGCCAATACAGATTTTGGATACTACATACTACCAATTTCTAAATGGGATTTTTGAGATTTTAATTTCGACATCTCTTACATAAAAATAATTTCTTTGGAGTAGCATAAAAACGGTATTTAAAGCGACCTTACTGTTTGGAGTTGGTCCAATTGTGATACTTGTTATTAAACCATTTAGATTACTTAAATTCAATTCGTAATATGGAACGATAAAGGTAAGAATGCTTCGTAAGGATGATACAATAACTTCGGGGAGAGGATAGTAAAATTATGAAAAAATGCAAAAAGTGTGGAGCAATCATAGCGGACGAGAACAACGTGAACGTTTGCAATGAATGCAAACAAAAAACCAATAAGATACTAGCTCCAATGTTAGTTGTTGGAGCAACCGCCATAACATATGTATTATTGAAAGAAAAAATTTTTAATACGTCAGTTAAGAAAATTACTGATATTACAGAAAATGTTGTTATGGGGATGAAGAATAATTCCAACCCATTATTTGGTGGGATCTCGCAGAGAACGCTTGATAAAATGGCTAAAGATACTTTCCGTGGTGTAAAGGCTGTTGTTCAAGGTGATACCCTTGAATATTTTTATAAGTCAGCCTCCGGAAAAACAATCAATTCTGCGATGTTTAAATTTGATGAAGCGGGAAAACTTGTTGGTTATCTAGGAGATGGGCCGTATAACTCTTCGAATTCACCTCGGTTTTTCTGTGAAAAGGTACTTGAAAAAATATTAACAAAAAAATAGGCATATGAGCCATTTTCCGTAGAAATTATGAAAACCGGTTCTATCCAGGACATCTCTACGAAAACTGCAATATTAGAGGGAATTTATTCTTTCAACCTATCGACAATATTCCTCAACCGCATTACCTCTTTATGCTCCTCAAGAATCACACATAATAAGAAATTTTCGTACGAAAGCAAATCGGTAGTTTTCCTTGCTGTCTCCAGATGTTCTTGTGCTGGTGTCACCAGATCATCAAATACTATTTGATCGCTACGTCTTAAAGCTCTTCGGTACCTCGCAAGTGCATCCTCATCCTTTTGGGCAACGTCTGAATTGATTGGTAGGGCCCGTTTCATTGAGTTCTCCTTTATTACCAGTATTGGCTAAAAGCCCTGACTCCACTCAATTATAATAGTTCATTTGTTCTAATTCAAGTATATGGGAGTAAATTCTTCTCCTTATAACTTCCTACTCTCAATCAGCTTCCACCCCGTTACCCTGCCCTTCACCACAACAATGCAAACCTCGCCGTACCCACTATTTTCGGAAAGGTCGTTGATTGCATCCTCAATTCGCTCAAGCTCAGATGTCGGCATCTGCTTGATCACGTCATAAATCGTCAACTTTCCATCGGGTCGAGCTGAATAGGATTTCGGTAGGCTCAATGCTACTCTCCAGTATTAATCCGTTTGGTCCTGATCATCCAGCATCGATTCCCCACCAACGCTGAGTTTCTCCACAATCAGAGCATCATTATCTTTTGAGAGTATCCCGAACAGTTTAACCAGATCCGTGTTGCCGTCCATAAAGAACTTCGCAACAGACGTCTCAACCTGGGTGGATGTTGAATCCCCTTTGAAAAAGGCTTCAACACTCACCCGACCTGAGTTCGGTACACTCTCTTCAATCTCAACAATTACATGGATCATCCTTTTCGCTTTCTTCTTGCGGTCACCAAGGCGGTCGTGTGAACAAATACTCCGTTGTCACCAAGGTGGTCCATAAACTCATCAACTCATCTGTAGTTTTCATCATCACTCTCTTTCAATAAACACTTCTAAGGTTTCAACAACTTAACTCAAACAATCAACCTCAAATCCAAACATCCGATCACTTTCCCGGACTGATCCCGGACCTTCCGGCCAGGCACAAGGAAGTCTCGCCGCTCCGGGTAGGCCATCGCTGCTACAATGCTCACGATGTAAACGGTGCCGGGGATGATCGGGGGCAATTTATCCCTGTCAATCTTACGGTTCAATATGATCACCGGCGCTTTAACCGCCTTCTTAGCGACATACCCCACCCGCTTCCTACGCGAATCAACCACCAACTTGGGCCCTTTCGCCGGCACAACCACCTTGTCTCCTTGTCCATTGAAAATGGTTATATCGTGGCCGGTCAAATTCTCAATTCTCTGGTTCATCTTTTTCATCATTGCACCATACTCAATTCTGTAATGCCAAGATAATCACCAATCACATGCGCCGCCTCGATCGAGGAATAACAGACTGCCCACTCGAAAGCCTCACCAACATCCTCCTGAAATTGCTTCTGGCTCATCCGCAGCCGGCCATCCCCAAATTTCATCTCGATCCAGAGCCCGCATTTCTCGTCAACCGGCATCGGTACGAAAATGTCCCACACGCCGGCCTTCACGCCCTCAGCCTTCATGTTCCGGGCTACAGCCGGGTGACGCTTCCCACCGTTTGGGATCGCGAAAACCCACTGCAGGACCGGGTATTTATCCTCGTAGAGACCGAGTAGGACGAAAAGGGCCACCTGCTCATCATGCTCGGACATTAAGCACACTCCGCTGCAGATCCCGAATCAGAAAATCGCACTTCCTGAAAATCCGGATTACCCACGATCTGCCGCTGCAGGTGATCAAATGCCCTAGCTTGGAGCCAGGCGGCATCATCCTCGCTCGCAGGGATGATCACCAACACTCCCCCGCCCCCATCCTCCGATCGACAGCGGACCAATCTGTCATAAACCTTCTGACCCCGGATGCCTTCAACAAGCCAAAGTCGTGCCAGCCATTCAAGAGCCTGTTTTGCCTTGTGGTCAACCTCCGGTTCATAACGGTTCTTCTTTTTTTGGTTAATAACGGTTAATGACGGTTCGGGTGCCATAGCTATGTCACCCTTTATGGTCGTGGATGTCACCCTTTCTGCCTCAGATGTCACCCTTTTGCTGTCGTCAATGTCGCCCTTTTTACCTGAAATGTCACCCTTTTTAGAATTAATGGGTGTCATTTTGTCACCCTTTTTCTTCGCAAAGGGTGTCAATTTGACGCCCTTTATTTTCTCGGCATCATCGATATATTTCTGTTTTACGTTTTCATCCAGGCCAGTAAGCACCCAATAAGTGTTCGTGTTCGATCGGCCTGTACCCGGTTCAATTGCCAGTTCCCGATCAGCTTCAAGTTCTGAAAGCTGGCGCTGGATTGTCCGCCGGGATTGTCTGGTCTTTTCAGCAAGCGTGTCGATCCCAGGGTAGGCCATGCCGTTATCATTTGAGAAATCAGCGATGGCCAAAAGCAGAAGCAGCTTCCCACCAGCCTGCCGGCTGTTCCGCCAAACCCGGTCCATAGTGCGAATACTCATTACACCTCCTCCAATAAACTCAACTGTTCAACATCGTCCCCCAGCTTGCGCAGGTAATCATCCAACACACGTAATCGCTGACTGATCGCTGACTGCCTTGACTGCATCGATATTCGATAGCCCGCAGCCTCCCTGTGGCTTTCGGGGATGAAGTACCCGTTTTCCCAGATAATGGGTAAATGGGCCAAGGCGTCCCGCAACTGGCGATCATAGGTTTCTGAGATCGTTCCGAAAACAGCGACAACTAATAGCTCCCGGCTGATGCGGTTATCACGGCCTTTATGCCGCTGCATCACGTCCCAGGTGCGCTGGATCAGGTCGTAATCGGCTTGGGGGTAATCACTCATATCAATGGCCCACCTTCTCCAAAGCCGGCTCGCGGTACCCCACAGTTGTCACCCACTTCGTGCCGGGAATCTGAATTCCCCTGCTCCGTTGGTTTTCACCCATCTTCAAAAAACCAGCATCTTCCAGCTTTTTCAAGACATAGTGGACATGACTCCTTGAAGAGGCGCAGGTCCCCCTTTCGATTT